TTCAATGCCTTATGAGGGAGAAGAATTTCTTGATCAGGAGCTAACACCGGGCGGAAAATTTGAATTAGAGCCGGGCGAAAAAGCAACATTACTTAGCCCTACTCATCCCAATTCTAATTACGAAGGATTTAGGAGAGGAGTTTTACAAGGGGTTGCCTCTGGATTACTTACTAATTATCCAAATTTAGGACAGGATTATGGGGGAGTTAGTTATTCTTCATTGAGAGAATCTAAATTAAACATTAAAGCTTTGACTAATGTCTATAGGCAAATGAATGTTGAAAATGAAGAAGAGCCAATATTCAGAGCATGGCTAGGTTATGTGATTAGAACAGGAGTAATTAAATTACCGGCATCTAATTTTGAAAATTTTTCTAAAGGAAATTTCGTGGGCAAGGGTTATGAATGGGTTGATCCTTTAAAAGATGTAACCGGATTAGAAAAAGAATTATCTATTGGCGCTACTTCTCTTTCTAGAGCGGTCAAAGAAAGATTAGGGGTTTCATTAGATACAATTATTAAAGAAAGACAAAGAGATATAGAGGCATTTAAAAAGGCAGGACTTGCCGTTCCTCCAGTTTTACAACAACCTATAGAACCAACTGATCTATTAAATCAAGAGGAAGAAGATAATATTAGTTAAAATGGAAACAGGATACAGAACATTCAAAGTAGACCGGGCAGATAATGGAGAGATACCAAGAGGTATTTTAACAACTGAGCAACCGGTTATGATGTGGGATTGGCAGAAAGCTGATTACGTGCCAGAAGTATTATTGATGTCAGGCATTAAAGCTCGTGGACAATCAATTAAACTTTTAGATACTCACAAAACTGATTCTGTATCTTCTGTTTTAGGTTCCTTTACTGATATGCAAATTAAAAAGGCAGGAGAAAGAGAAGTTCCTTTTGATTATGTAGAAGGAAAAATTGAAGTCTCTTCTGTTCATCCTGAAGTCAAAACCAAGCTTGAAGAGGGTCATGTAAATGAAATGTCCGTTGGATATAAGTATACAGAAGAGGGCACTATTTATGTTAAGAAGGGCGAGGAATTAGAATATGAAGGGAAAAAATATACTGGACCTGTTAACCTCAGAACAGAATGGCACGCAGAAGAAGCATCTCTTGTGCCATTAGGGGCTGATTCACAAGCTCAAATAAGGGGATACAAAAATTTTGAAGATGCAAAAAATATTTCAAACCAACCGAGTAAGTCTAAAAGCGAGCAAAGAGAGGTGATACTGTCTAATGCTGAAGCCGATGACAAGGTATGCGAAAAAGAAAAAAAGGAAGGTGAGAATACCCAAACTAAAAACAATAAACTTAATTATCACAAAGATATGGAAAAATCTGAAAAAGATGGTAATCAAGAACAAATTAATGCCGCTATCAAAGCGGGCAAAGAAGCATTTGACAAAAGAGCCGATGCTATTCTTGCCCTAGGTGAAGAGGTAGGTGACTCAAATTGGGCACTCTCACAACTTCGCAGTGATAAGAGCGTTGAAGCCGTTCAAAGAGAAGCCATTTCAAAAATAAAAGAAGATACTAAAAGTTTAGGATCTTTATCACAGCCCGAGCCACTCGGACTTAACGAAAAGGAAAGCAAGTCTTACTCAATAACCAACGCTATGAAGAGCTTGGTTAATGAAGGAAAAGTTAACGGCTTGGAAAAAGAAGTTTCTGATGCCATTGCCAAGCGCAGTGGAAAAGAAACACATGGTTTTTTCCTTGCTTCTCAAAGAGATCTTGTTGCCGGTACTGCAACTGATGGAGCCGAGCTTGTTCCAACAGATACAAGAGGCGGAGATTTCATTGATGCTTTGCGTCCAAATATGGTAACTATGCAAGCCGGTGTTAGAGTTCTTAATGGACTTAAAGGTGATGTTTCTATTCCTAGAAAAACATCTACAAGCACCGCTACATTTAAAGCTGAAGTTACAACTCATGTTTCAAGTGAGCCACAATTTGATTCAGTCACTTTGACTCCAAGACATCTTGGATGTTTCACTGACGTTTCAAAACAGCTCCTTGCTCAGGGTTCTCCTGATGTTGATGCTCTTATCCGTGACGACCTTAATAAAGCAATTGCTGTAGGATTGGATAAAGCTGTTATTCAAGGCGCAGGTGATGGCTCTAATGCTCCACAAGGAATTATTGGAGCTGATGATGTTCCAGTTATCACAATTGCTGACAATGATGGCGGTGAGCCAACCAAAGCTGAATTGCATGAATTCCTTAAATCATTAGATGATAACAATGCACTAAGTGGAAATTGCACTTGGATTACAACCCCAACAATTGCCGCAGCCGCTAAACAGACTCTTCTTGATAGTGGAGTTTCTGGTTATCAGTGGAATATGGACAATAACACAATGCTTGGCTATCCGGCATTTAGTACTGCAAATATTCCGGCAGAAAGAACTATATTCGGAGATTTCTCTGAGTATATTCTTGGCGTATTTGACGGAATTGAAATTGTTTACGATCCATACAGTGGAGCAAAAACAAGAACAGTAACTTTTGTTCTTAACCTAATGTGCGACGGAGATGTCCGTCAACCATTGGCATTTGCAACCTCTGATGATGGTTCTTAATTAAATTAGAGTGGGGAGGGTCAAACCTCCCCATTCATTTAAAATGCTAACAACTCAAAACTTTAAGCAAAAAAAAATGGCGGAATTAATTACAGTTAAAATTTTAAAGAATGTTTATGCTGATAATAAAATTGTGAGAGTTGGAGAAATCCACCAACTTGCGCCAAAAGTTGCCAATCGCTTAATAGCTTATAAGCATGCTGAAATTTGCGAAGCTAAACCAAAAGCAAAGAAAACAGCTAAAAAAAAGGTGGCTAAGTCCAAGCCATTAATTGATGCCCAAAGATAATGACTTTAAAGGATGCAGTTGAAGCCCAATTCCGTTTTGCATTACGCAACGGATCAGCATCTTTAAATATTGACGGCAAACAAATAAATGGTTTGCTTGTTGAACCACCAGTAACGGAAGGCGATCAAAGGCGAGGGCGTCAAAAATCAATTAAACGTGCCATTGTGGGCGTTTTAAAATCAGATTTGCCAAACATACCCAACCCAGGGACAATTGCAAAATTAGATAATTGGAATTGTGTTGTATCAGAAGAGGGCATCGAGGAGGAATCATTTGCTTACCGCATACCATTAAGAACACCATAATATGGCAATTGTATTATCTCCAACAACATTAGAAAGTTTTGCAGAAAACAGGGTTAAAGATTTATTGGAAGCACAGGTTGCCAACATACCCGATTCCAATATTTTAACTGGACACACAATAAGCGAACAAGGCATTGATCAAACCGCACCAGTTATAATTGTAACAGTTACAAGGGAAGAGGAAGACATTCCAGGGACAGGTTGGTGGATTTGCACCGTTGAAATTGAATTGGATCCCAGGGATTTAGATGATGAAACAATCGACGATATATCCTTAAAAATTGAAACAGCAATTGGTGACGGTGCTGGAGATATTGAAACACAATTAACGGATGGACGTTTAAATTGCATGGCAGGTTCTGTTTATTTTGACCAATCTTTTGATTATGATCCTGCATCAACAGAATTGTCCAGATTTTTTAAATTTACCGCATCATTTGGGCTTACCTCATCTTAATCTATACAAAACAAAAATTTAATTATATATTATTATTATGCCAACACCATCATACGTAGACGGAGCAACAGGAATGCAGAAAGGCGTAGCAAATGCCGAATCTGGAATTAAAATTGAATCCATTGAATGGTCAATAAATGATCCAAAGGAATACAGTTTTGATGAATTTGGAGGACATGATGGTTTCTGTCATAACTTTAATCCATCAATTGAAATTACTGTAACAGGTGAAATTTCAAATGAAAATGAAGGAGTACCAATTGCAGAATTTGGAACGGCAATAACTTTTGCCAATGAAACAAATTGTGCCTTAACTGACTCGGATACAACTTTTGCAAATATACCAAATACTGGTGGTTTTTATCCAGAGGAAATTTCATTTAGTGAATCAAGGGATGGATTTAGATCAATGACAATCAGAACAATATCCCATCCAAGTATAACGTAAAAACATATACATCCCTACGGGGCAGTTTGAGTGAATAAAACAGATCGATTAGCAGAGCTAAAAGCGGGGCACTATATAACATCATCAACGGATCTTGCGGCATCATTAATGGCATGCGGTTGTAAACCATTGCAGTCATCACCATGCACCAATACCTACACGGATAAAAAGCCGTACAGATCTGGTATGCCCGGGGAAGTATTATACCATTTAGAAAAAAATAGTTCCACATTTAATGCATCGACCGAAAAATTGGCACAAGGTTTTGTCAGTAAAGATGCAAACGAGATTTTGGATTCATTAATTGAAAAAATTGAGGATCTAAATTTAAAAAACAAAATTAAGGAACAATTACCCTTGGCTATTATGTCACACCATCGAGCGGCAATGGGCAATCGGTCGATTATCCGCAAATGGTGGCGGAAAGTAGAACCTTGGGTATCAATAAAAAGAAATAATAAAATGTTTTTGTTGCCTAGAACAGCAAAACAAACCGCCAAAAAATGGGGAATAATAAATGACTGATAATTACCAAGAATTAGCCGAGGATGCGTTAGAAGACAGCTCCACTTATGAATACAAAGGACAACCACTTTATTTTTCATATCGACATTATTACGCAATGTTGGCGATATTAAAGGAAGCGGAAATGTCATCAGAGGAGCAAATTTTATTAATATTTTGGATATCAACACACAATCCAAACGAAATTAGTCAATTACGCAAAAAATGGAGAAAAAACAAGGAGTTGGTGTTTGATGAATTTGAACAAGTGCCAGAAACTTTTAATTTAACACCCGGTTCGGTTGAAATGATCGAAATTGCGGAGATTTCGTCAAAACTTTGGCAAGATATTGAAAACAGTGCAGATGCAATTTCAGAAAATAAAGATAATGACGAAAATACATTGCCAAAAAAGTAAGTTCGGCCGCGTTTTATTTGAGTTCTGTTGCACAAATACTGCCCGGTCATTCTATTAAATATTATTTAAATGAATTGCCTTATTGTGTTGGTTTACAATTGCAATCTGTTGGGCTAGCTAAAAATGGAACAAAATTTGCAACAATTACAACAGATGAAACAATAGTGGAAAACATTGATAATTTTTTTGGATTATAAATTTTTATTATTTGTATTAAATTAATGCATGAGTCAGGTTTTTGTTTCAACAAATGCAAAAGAATGGAGTGCCGCAATGAAGGCATGGCTCAAAGTTAAAAGGCGAGCTAGCCATGATGATTGCATTAATAAATTTGGATCAGAATCATGTTTTAAAGCAATGCAATACACCCGCAAAGCACCTAAAAGCAAAATAACTGTGTATAATCCACAAAAAGGCGGTAAAACTTTCAAACAAAAGTTGCTTTATGCCATGGCATCAAAAAATGGTATAAGGAAAGGCAAAGGTGGAAACAAGGTAATGCGACCTTATGTGGATAAAGTTTATAAAAGTAGGGTGAGAGGCATTGGAGTGGTAAAAGCTGGATTTATTAAACCTGCAACTGATCTTGGCAAACAAATGGCAATTAAGCCGTACGGAGGTGGATCGGCATCAAAATCAAAAGGTCAAAAATCAATTAGATTTAGGATGAAAGCGAAAAGTTTTAATGAGGTATCTGGATCGGGTATACATGGTTACAAACCAATGCAGAGGGCAATGGCATTTGTTGTTCATAAAGAACATAATTGGGCAATAAACAGATTACAAAAAGCTAACAATTCATACAGTTCCAAAAAATTTAGATAATGGCTACAAGGAAAAGCAAATTAGAAACGACATTTACTGGTAATTCAAAACCTTTTGAAAAGGTAGCGGCTAGAGTTAGAAACATTGGCACAAGATTAAATAATGCCTTTACTGGCATGAAAGGGGCTGTTGCAATGTTGGGAGGCGGCATGCTTGCAAGGAAAGCCCTTAAGGATTTTGACAGAATACATAAATTGCAGTTTCAGTTAGGAATGTCAGCCGAAAAAATTCAAGGTTTAGGGTTTGCGGCAGAACAGAGCGGATCAAACATTGAAACAATGCAAGCAATCCTTACAAGATTGCAAAGAAGGTTAGGTGATGCTGAAAATTCATCTTCTGCATCTGCAAAAGCATTGACCAGATTAGGTTTAACAGTTGATGATTTAGCTGGAAAAGACCCTGGGGATATGTTTTTTACAGTTGCGGAAGCATTTAGAAAAACGGAAGGTAGTGCCAAAGGTGTTTCGGCTGTTATGCAATTATTGGACACGGAAGTGCGGAGTTTATTTCCAATGATGATGCAAACACAGGAGGAAATTGAGGAGTTAATGGGGCAAACTACAAAATTAACATCTGAACAATTGGAGTCCATTGCTCGCCTTAATGATTTTATGAATTTTATGGCAAAAGAAGGTTTGGCAAATGTTGCTGGAGCAATTGTTAAAATTGTGGAACTTGTGGAAGAAGGAATACACAGGTTAAAAATATTTGGTGTGGCAATGGCAAACTTTTTCCAAGGCGGTTCAATTGAGGATGTTGCCTCAAAAATCGTTGAAATGGAAAACGAATTTGACCAAAAGAAAGCATTAAGACAAAAAAGGGTGGATAAATTAAAGGAACAATTGGCAAAAATTAAAGATTTTGAAATGCCTGACGAAGCGGCAAAAAAAGGACCCAATATATTTGATCCAACTAAACAAGGTGGGTTTTTTAGAACAATTGGCAAAATAAGTCGATTGTCTGCACAAGCGCCAAAAACAATGGATCAGAAACGTTTAGAACTATCAAAAGGAATATTGGAACAATTGAAACATTCCAACGAAATTTTAAAACAAGCGACCGCTAGATAAAATGCCAGAACCAAAATTTGTAGGAAATTCATCCGTATGGAAACAGCAACGTGGTAGTAATTTTGGAACTACCGAAGAAGGCACAGATTACATTGATTTAAAATTTAGAGGCAAAAGTGAATTAGCAATTGCATTTAAACAACAATACAAAAAAGGCACAGTTTGTCCAGAGCCAGGGTTTGAACATTGCAGATTAACAATTCCACCAACTTTTGATGAAGAGGACGTTGGTTTTACAACAGCAACATTAAGGTTTGAAGGCCCTAGCCCATTGGAAGGCACGTTTGAAGGTTCAGACGCACAAATTGAACACAAAACAGTGGAAGCGGAATTTATTGTTTATACAAAAGTTTCCTTAAATGATAATTCGGGATTTTATGAACCTGTTTACAGATATTTCCGCAATGTTGTAACTGCAAAATATACAAAAGCAACAAAACCAACGTCCACAAGATATGCATCAGAATTAGATGATGATCCAGACCCAAAACCAGAAGCGAATGTAAAAATATTCCCTGGAATTTCTTTAGATTACAGAGATTTGGTAAAGGATGTTCATTATTTCGTAAGAGATACTTCAGCAATATTAAATTGGACGAAAACTGCCGATGGTGTTTATGAAATTGTGGAAGAACACGTCAGATTTATTGTTGGCAATCAAGTTTTAAAATAATGCACAGACCTCCAGACAAATTAAAAAAAGGTTGGAAGTTACATCGTGACGCCTACAACAACCTATTGGATTATGTTGAACGCATAAAACCATTACCATTTCACGGGCATACACAAACAACGACGGGGACAATGCCTCCGCCACAAATAAAACCACAAACTAATCAATTTGATTTTATTTTACATGGTGACCTTTCTGGAAATACAACAAATGTGGAATTGGGAATAGCTCCTGGGTATGTTTTTGCGGCATATCGTGACGCAGATCAGGCAACAACGGCCGCAACATTGCCAGAAATACAACAGTGGCCGTTTGAACCAACATTGGAAGAAACAGGCACAAAGTTAACTGATCGTGGAGCTAGTATACGATTAACAAAAAATTCAGTTAATTATATTTATTTGGAATTAAACTGGACAAAACATTCTTGGCAAATAGGCGGTGCGGATTATGATGGGGATTATGCATTTGAGGCAGTTTACGATTTAAAAGACTACCCAAACAGTCATATTATTGTTGATGGTGATGGCAATGACCCTGGGATATTTGTTCCCATTAAAAAAATATTTTACACATTAGACACAGCTAAATTTAAAAAATATACAACACAACAACCACCTGCCGAAGATGAAACCACAACATACATTGCCGCAGGTGTTATTAATCTAGATAATAAAGGATCAGTTGTTACAAGTAGTTCCCCTCAAACTCCAGGGATTAATTGGTTTTTACAAGGCCCTATATATGCACATAAACCCGACAATTATATAACTGCACTTACACCGGCAAGAACTGAACCAATTGACCCAAGACGTGCCGAAGATTACGAATACCCAGGGGCAGAAAACACAGCATAATGATATACTGCACTCCAATCTATATTTATAATAAAAACAATTTATATTGAAATTATGCCAGTAAATACAGTTAAACTTACAGGAGATCAAGTTTTTTCAGGAACACACACATCTGGACAAAAAGTTTATTTTAGATCATCCGACGCTGGAGATGATGGGAACATTCTAATATTTGGCAAAAAATCAAGCGATTCAAATGCTGACGCTGAACAAGTTGCTGTTGGAACTAATGAAGGCAAAATTGAACATTTGGCAAACGCAGAACTCAGTGACGTTTTTCTAGTTAAATATCCATCCGCACTTACTGGAAATGGTTCGTTTTTTTCAAATGATGGAACACAAGCATCTGGTGGAATTACAATTGTTTCAAGACCCGCAACTGGTGACACAATCGAGATTGGATTAAATGGATTTACCAAAACATTTACTTTCCAACAAGGCACGGTTTCATCCAATGGTGATGTTTATTCCGACAGTGATTTAGACAAAACGGCCGCAAATTTAGCCAGTGCAATTAATGACGCAACAGAGGGAACGCCAACTGCGGGTGAAGGTAGCGGTGGCATATATGGTTGGTATAATACAGATGATCCAAATCCGTATTTAACGGCAACAGTAAGTGGTACAACTGTAACAGTAACCGATAAAATAAAATGTGAGCGTCAATTATCATGGGTCACAACTGTCAGCAATGCCAGTAGCCTTTCAGTTTGTCCAATACGTGGCGGAATAGACGGAACTTTAATTGTGACGATAAGTGCCGCAAATACAAGCGCAGGCAAAACAATTTCCAGCGGAATAGATTTAGACAGTGAAGATTTATCCGCAACAAATGTTGATGGCTATTTATCCAATACAGCCTTTGACTCCGTAGCGACAAGAGGTCGGTTTGTTGTGGACATTTATTGCCAAGACCCAGGGGTGTCAGTTACTCCAGTTATTCAATTAAGCAATGACAATATTAATTGGAGGGATGCAACTTCAACAATTACAGATTTAAACACAGATCAACAGCAACAAATTAATGGCAATGATTTATTTAGTGAATATGCCAGAATTAAATTTACCACTTGGTCATTAACTACTCCAAAATCCTTTAACATTAAAATTATTACACAAGCGTAATGGCACACAGATTAATTATAGACGATAGGGACGGATCATTATATTCTGATTTTACTTGTCGGAGAAAAACATCCATATCTGAATTGTTTCAATCCGAACGTGGGTTGTCACCAACTTTGGAAGTGTTTGTTGTAAATGTTGCGACAGATACTCGAGCTGTTACTGGACAATCGATTTCAAGCAATGATTTATCAGTAATTATTGGACAAGTTAATCAAACGCCTGACAAAGGATCGATTAAAGCAACTTGGTCAGATAGTGGAACATTATATGAATCAGAATTTTTAGAGCTTGGTGAATTAACGCCAAATTCACTTGCTTCAGCATTTAATACAACTGTTGCACCTGTTTACAATGCAGGTGGGTTAATAGTGGATCAAATTGGTGATGGTAAATATTTATTAACAATGAAAAAGGTTGGAGCGGTTAGCGGAACTCCATCTTTAAATCTTGAATCCGCAGAGCCACCAAGTGCTGTTGAAGTTACTCAAGTAATAGCTGGCGACAGTGACACAAAAGGACAATGGATTTTAAATTTAACATTGTCACCAGTTGCAAAAATAAACACTGGAAGTTGGTCGAGTGTTACAAGTGGGAGCTATAGTGGTTTATCCGCTAATATATCATTAAACACGACTGGAATGCTTTCTGCAATAAGTAGGCAACAATATGATTTTGAATTTTCAGTAATTAATGACAATCAGTTAGTCCATCGATCAGCTATACATATTTCTGAGTCTTTGGATCCATCATCTGGTGGTGCTTTAACAATTACAACACCAACAATATTTACATTAGGCAGCACTGGAGTTTTATTAAATGAAACAATTGCTTTATCTGGAGGGCTTAGTTATGACGGAACAACATTAGCCATGGTGCCTTCGTTACCGCTTGCAGGTGGGACGATGACGGGTAATGCTGTTTTCAATGATAACGTCAAAGCAATTTTTGGAACTAGCTCCGATGGTCTTGAAATCTACAACTCTGGAGCCGACTCGGTTATAGCCGACACAGGCACAGGTGACTTAATAATACAAGGCAGCGATGATATTTGGTTTAGAACCGCAGGAGGCAACAATTACGCTAATTTTAATTCTAATGGCTCGGTTGATCTATATTATTCAAATTCGCTTAAATTTTCTACCAGTAATTTAGGCTGCACAATTTCGGGAAAATTAATTGTGAATGGCGATCTTGACGTCTCAGGCACGACCACAACCTTTAATTCGACCGTGGTCACCGTGGATGATCCAGTTTTCACAGTAGGCGGTGATACTGCGCCCGTTGCATCTGACAACAAAGATCGAGGAATTGAGTTTAGATATTTTAGATCTGGCGAGTCCGCAAAGGTTGGATTTTTTGGTTTTGATAATTCAGAAAATGCTTTTACTTTTTTTACAGACGCAACCAATAACAGCGAGGTATTTAGTGGGACGTTAGGAAATTTAAAAGTAAAAACTGTTTATTTTGCTGATGGTACGGAAGCGTCTCCAAGTGTTAGATTTAATGTAGATAGCGACACAGGAATATTTAGACCAACTGCCAACAATTTAGCCTTTAGCACAGGCGGCACCGAGGCGGCTAGGTTTGACTCAAGTGGGCGGTTGGGAATTGGTTACACAAGCATGATTAAAGAGCTAATGGTGAATGGCTCAATTCTGATTGCAAATAATAACGGATTTTTACAATATGATGGTCAAGGAAACGTAGCGACCTTATTAAATTTAACGACTGCAAACACTCTTGACATTGGTCAATCTTCTCATGTTGATGATATGCACTTCAACATAGAAGGGACAGCCGATGCGATGATCCTTAGTTCCACAGGCTTAGGCATTGGAGGGACGCCAAGCTATCCATTAGTTGTTAAATCTACAAGCGCAACCCATCAAGTTGTTGCTGTCAATCGTCCAGACAGTGATACGGCTGCATTATTTTTGGGAAACAACTCAGGGCTTAATGGAATAATTTCAGCCAACAATTCAGATTTACTTTTTGGTAAAGATTTTGGAAATACATTTTTTGAAGGTTTTAGGTTAGACACAAATGGGCATTTAAGAATTGGCAACGGTACACGTATTTATCTTTGGAGGGATAACAATCAAAATTATATAAATTATAATACTTGGCTTGCAACAACTGGGGCTGAACAAGTAATACAAAACAATGGCACAGGCGGCATTCATTTAAAAGCAACCGGTACAGATACAGATATTATTTTTAGTGCATCGGATGGAACTCTTAACGAATTACTAAGACTCGACGGGTCGGCTAGCACAATAAGAATACAAGATAATGTTTACTTGCAAATTGGCACATCTAGCGATTTAGGCATTGTATTTAATGGAACTGACTCAATAATTTCTAATGTTACAGGTGACATTAAACTGCAAAATTACGCTGATGATAAAGACATTATATTTGAAGCATCCGCAGGGTCAGCTTCACCAACCGAACTTTTAAGACTCGACGGCTCGACGGGCAACGTTGGCATTGGCGGTGTGACATCGCCAGCAACTAAACTTGTAATAAATAATGGCGGTGTTGGAACTGTAGATAGTGGTTATTCATTGGCAATACTAGGTGACGGTATTGATGGAGTACAAATAATTAGTAGTTCTTCAAACCAAGGAAGAATTGTTTTTGGAGATGATAGTAATGGTTCGATAGGACGTATTAATTACGACCATTCAAATGACAGTATGTCTTTTGTAACTAATGGATCCGAAGCAATGCGCATCACCTCAAGCGGCAACGTTGGAATTGGTACGACAAGTCCAAGTAAAACTTTGCACGTTAATTCTGGTCCAACTAATGAAATTGCTATATTTGAAAGCACTGACGGAACTGGTTACATATCAATTCAAGACTCTAACACAACCAATTCATTGCAAGGTATTGGAAGCATTGGGGACCAATTAACTTTATATAGTAACAATGCCGAAAGAATACGCATAAAATCAGACGGCAAAGTAGGAATTGGCACGACCACCCCAAATGAGCTTTTGGAGGTAGATGGTAATATCAGATTAGGAGATGGAGGTGCAAGAGATATCATAGGTCCAACAAATGAAAATCTTAGAATATTAGCAAACCCAAATTCTAGCACTGAGGGAATTATTTTTTCAACTGATGGCGGTACTACTACCGAAATGTTTATTCAAGATGGCGGCAACGTTGGGATTGGCACAACATCGCCAAGCTCAAAATTAGAAATTAATGGTAATTTAGAGATTTCTCCAAGTGAGCCAACAATAAACTTAAATAGAGGTAATGGTTCATACTCTTGGAAAATTATAAATGGGTCAGGAGGGACTTATCCGCTTTCAACATTTAATATTGTTAATAATAGTGGAACATCAGTAATTACGGCAAATGACAGTGGCAACGTTGGCATTGGCGGAGTTACAGCGCCAGACTTTGCATTAGACGTCGGTGGTGACATTGGCATAAATGATAAAATTTATCACAATGGAGATCATAACACATACATAGGGTTTACAGGATCAGATACAATTTCATTGCGGACAGGCGGAACAGATGTAATTACTTTAGATTCATCTCAACGGTGTGGAATTGGTACGACATCGCCAAGTGCTAAGTTAGAAATTGAAGGCGACACGCTGACCTATGACGGGATGGCTAAAATTTACTTAACGGACACAGCAACAGATTCAGGTTCAAGAAATTGGTCTATTGGCAACGGTGGTAGTGCTTATGGTAATTTAACATTTGCAGTTAGTGCAGCAAAAGGCGGTAACGCAGGTGATGCAACTGGAGTAAATGCTTTTTTAATTTCTTCAGATGGAGACATTACCCAAAATTACATAAATTACACTAACGGCTCAAACTACGAGGCTTTAAAAATATCGGCTGGAACGTCATCTATTAAATTTAATACTACAAGTGTTGGCAGTTTTTCAAGCAACACAAGACCAATTGAATTTTTATTAAATGGTAATGCAAAAGCATCTATAACAGGCGCAGGCGTTTACAGTCAGAACAATTTTTATATTGCTTCAACAGGTTCATTAAGAAATACTACAAACCATTTAAATTTAACAACGTCATCACAGACCGACAATGATATAATTTTCAAACCCAATGACACCGAAGCGGTTAGAATTGGTTCTAATGGGGTTATTGATTTTTCATTTGCAAATAGCACAGTCAAACTTTTTGAAAGTGCTAACAATGATGTTCGCTTTGGAACCAATACATCAGACGCTTTTTCTTTAATTCAAAACGGATCAAGAAGGCTCTTAATAGCCGCCACTGGTAAAGTTGGCATAGCTAGTAATGACCCAAGCGCAAACGCTGACTTAACTTTAGGAGGTGGCGAACTTTGCATGGCTGAAACAACAACACCAACAGCCGACGCAAACTTTGGTAAAATTTACTGCAAGTCTGATAATAAACTTTATTTCCAAGATGGTGCAGGAACAGAACATGAAATCGCTTTTGTTTAATAATTTATGAAAGACCAACCAAACACAACACTAACAAATGAGCAGTTTAATCTTTTAGCTGCGTTAATCGATACAGGAATAAAAGCGGCAGGGCTGCAAGCGGTAAGCAATGATTTGCCAGGAGCTGTGCAAGCATTTGCTGCTTTGAAACCAGAACAATTAGAGCCAGAGAAAAAAAACACTGATGGGTAAAGCTACTTGGTGGCAAAGACCAGGGCGCCGAAGACAACACCCAGAATTTAACATGAAAGCATTAATTAAAAAATTAGTAGAAAAGCACTTAGTACAAGGCTGGGGCAAACGTCAGTTAATAAAGCTAGGCGCTGTTGTTATTCCTTACATTGGAATTAGCCAACATGATTGGGACGGCGTTATAGCAACCTCTATTGCTGGCGCCCTGATATTAATAGAAATTATTTTTTCTAAACTAAACGCTAACAAACTAAAAAACAAATAACATGAAAAAATTAAAAGCATTATTAGTTGCTGTATTAATTACTGTTGCGCCTAGTTGCACAATTTTAAAACCTGGTGGGCCTATTAGTGACCTAAACGCATTTAGTGGCGACCGTACAGTATTTGGCGCAGAGGTTGAAGTTTTAGGACTTAAAAAGGTAGGAGCTGGCGTTTGGGTTAAAGACCCAGATTAATATGTTTAAACGTTTTTGTCGTTTTATTCGCCGTTTGGTGAGTAATAAAAAAGAACAGCCGGTAAAGCCTAGGCTGCGGTTTATTATTGACGCCAGGAGCAAGGAAGTATTAGCAACGTTAGATAAACGTGTACAGCCGACATTTAAGCAATTAATACAAATTGCCAAAGCAATGGGCCAACAATATGGCGTAGAAATTAAAGCTATATCAGGCCACCGCAGTTATTCAAAACAAGCCGCGTTATACGCGCAAGGTAGAACTACCCCAGGCCGCATTGTGACAAATGCAAAGCCTGGGTATTCCTGACCCGAAAGGGTTTTTTATTTTCTAATCATAACTTTGGCACAGCTTTGGACTTTGGTTGTTTCGATAAAAAGACAGGTAAATATTTAGACAGTGAAAACACTAAATTAGTTTCTAAAATTTACCGCGCGATTTACAACGAAGCAGAACGGCAAAATTTGCGTATAACTTGGGGCGGTTTATGGCGCACTTT